ACGGCGAACAGCACCTCGCCGGCAATCGCCATGTCGGCGGCGATGTCGGCAGAGACGACGACCGCGGCGGCCATCATGCGGTCGACGGCCATCGAGGCTTCGATGTCCACAGAGATATCGAACGACGCCTCCATGAGGACGTCGTTGTCTCCTGCGACCTCAATATCGGCGCCGATATCCACGCTCGCGGCGAACGCCGCGGCCATGCGCCGGTCGACCTGTAGCGCGGCTGCCAGGTCGACCGGAATCGACAGGGCCGCGGCCATGCTCCGATCGACGCGCATCGCCGCCCCGGCGTTGATGTCGATCTGCGTCGACGCCGCCAGCTCCGGCTCGCCAACCTTGATGTCGACCTCGACCGGGGTACTTTCGCCGGTGCCGTCCACCGCCTTGTAGGTGCCGATCGCGTGGCCGGTGAATCCGGCCGGCGGCGTGTAGACGAATGCGCCGTTCGAATAGAGCGTCCACGTGCCGTCCTCGACGTCGGTCACCTTGACCGCGGTCATGCCAGAGTCGCCGGTGTCGTTCTCGAGCACACCTTCCGGGATCGTTCCACCCGACACCGTGAGCGCCGCGGTGATATCCACCGTCGCAGTCAGCGACGACGCCATGCCGCGATCCATGCTGATCGAGATCGTGGGCGACCAGTCGATCGAGAACGCCGCAGCCATGCGCCGGTCAACGCGCAGGTCCGCTCCGACATCGGCGCTGATGTCGAACGACGCCGCGAGCAGGACGTTGCCCTCCGTCGACATCGCCGCGGCGAAATCCGCTGTGGCAACGAGCGACGCGGCCATCGCTCGCTCGACTGCCAGAGCTGCCGACACATCGACGTCAGCAGATAGCGACGCCGCCATGCGACGATCGATCTTGAGATCAGCGCCGATCGTGACGTCGATCGCGAACGTGCTCTGGAGGTTGCGGTCGATCGCCATGTTGGCGGCGATCACAGCATCGGCCTGGAGAGCGGATGCGATGTTGCGGTCCACGCCGAGCGTAGCAACGATATCCGCGCTGGCGGATAGCGAAGCGGCAAGGAGGACATCTTCGCCAGATGTGAGTTCCCCGAACTCCAAGTCATCCCCGAAGCACGTCGCCCCCTGCGCGCCGCAGATGATGACTTTTCCAGTCGAGAGCTTGCTTCCCGATGTGTCCTCGTGCGACACGAGGAGCGTCGTATTGTGATAGCACCGAATGAAATCGCCTTCGGCCTCGATGCTGATCTTGTCCCCGACGGCGAAGGATGCGCTTCCGGATTCGAGCGTCGTGTGCGATCCGTTGTTGGTGCGCACGAGCTTCCACGTGTAGGGCGGCGATCCCGCGTCTTCGTGGACCGTGAATCGGTAGTAGTCTCGCGCCGCATTGGTCTCGCCAGAGCACCGCACGCCGACGCCCTTGAAGTACTCGATGCCCTGGAACGCGATGGAGCCTACGAGGGTGATCTCGGCGTATTGGTTGGCCGCGAGCGTTTCGTTTCGCATCGCGACGTTGTCATTCGCCTCGCCGCCAGCCGACGCATCGAATCGAGTATCGGAGTCGATCTCGATGTTTCCCCAGTCCGGATTGATCTGGGTGTAGTTCGCCCCCAGACCAGGCCCGGTCCGGTTGAAGTTGTCTGGAGAGTTAGCGTGCGGGACTCTCGTGGCCATGGTTCAGGCGTGCCTGTAGAGGAACGTCTTGACCGTCGACGACGACGGCTTCAGAAACAGCGTGACGCCGTAGTCCGGGATCGGCACCGCCGCGACGGTGAAGTTGAACAGGCCGTCGGTCGTGCTCTCGTGGATCGGCAGGCGACCGTTGCCTGGCACGTAGCCGCCGGCGCCCGGTGTCTCGAAGTCGCGCGGGTCGTCGACTCCGTCGAGGCGATGCCACCCCGTGTCGCTGCCGCCGACGAGGATCGGATCGCGGTCGGGGTCGTACTCCCAGAGCTGGCCCGCCTCGGTGACGACGAGGAGATTGCCGGTGACCGGATCGACCCACTGGATGCGCGAGCCGGCGCCGGAGCCCGACACCGCAAGCCCCGGCGGCGGGTTCTCGAGCTGCTGTGGATTCGCCACAGGAGTGTGTCCGGGGAGCAGGTGGTACAGAGTATTCGGCGACGTTCCGCCGCCGAGCCAGATGCGCTTGCGCTTCGCCGAGTAGAGGCAGATTTGAGAGCCGGACGAGCCCGACCACGAGTTCGCGAGCCGCACCCATGAACTCGTCGCGAACTGGTACTCGAAGAGGCCGTCCCAGTTGGCGGTGTTGAGCACGATCGAGTCGCGCTCCGGGAAGTATTCGATGCCGTCGAACGATCCCTTGTTGCCGGGGAAGGAGGAGGAGACAGAGGCGAGCGCGCTGTAGGTGTCCGTCCGCCGATCCCAGTAGAAGATTTCGGCCGACCCGCCGTAGATGCGATGGTAGAGCCGCTCCGCCCACGGGTCCCACGTGTTGTGATGGTACATGTGCTTTGGCGGCGGCCCGACGAAGCTACCGCCCGGGACCGTCGTAAGCTGCGCTTGTCGAGACCACGTGTCCGTGTCTTCGCGGTAGCGGATGTGCCGCGCGAACTCTGGATCGCTCGTCTGGTGGCTCTGGCCGATGAAGTTGATCTCGCGCTCGATCGGGTCCCATGTCATCTTGTCGCCGAACTCGGTGACGTACTCGGGAGAGCCGGTGACGGTGTCACCCGCGCCGTGAATGAGATCGCGCGTCAGGCCGTGCGAGCCGACTCCCTGCTCGTGCATGAGCGCCCACTCGCCGGGCTCGAGCGTCGCCGCCTTCGCCGCGATCGCGGAGAGCCCCGCGACGTGCCCGGCCGGCGGCCGCGTGTCGGAGATGACGAGGTTGCGATAGCGCGTCTCCCACTGCGCATGATTCTCCGTCGGGTCTTTCGACGTCGTGTAGATCGTCAAGTGGTGCTGGCCGAAGGAATAGCCGGCGTCCGGCGTCGCCATCGGATAGCCGTTCGGCCAGTTGAGCATCGTGTCGGCGATCAGCGTGTACGGCGATCCGTCGGGCGCCGCCCACATGCGGAGACGGTTCTTCTTGCGGCCGGAGAATCCCGGGTTGATTCCGCCGAGTACGTACTGGATCTCGATGGTGACCGTGTACCACGTGTCGGGCAGGATGCCCTTGCACGGCGGGTCCCACGTCTGCGGGTAGAGGCAGCCAGCGATGGCCGACTGATAGCGGATCGCGCCACCGCCCTCGGGGACCGATGCCTCGCCGTCGGCGCTGTAGCCGCCCCAGTGTGTCCACGGGTGGAATCCACCGATGGGGTTGTTGCCGTTGGAGTGGTACGATTTCCAGCCACCGAATCTGTCCACGCCGTTGTTGATGCCCGGCTCCGGCTGAATCACGGTCTCCAGCCGCGTGTTCGTCGTCGCCTGCCCTTCGTTGCCGCGATGCGTGCGGTACTGCTGGACCTGCGCGCCCTGACCGGTGATCGACAGCTTGAAGTCCGGTCCGGTGTCGCCGTCGAAGTCGCGCCACTGCTTCGAGAGCTGCGCGGCGTTGATCTTCACGCGATAGCTCACGTAATGCCGCGTCCCCGTCCCACGATAGTAGAGCGCGCGCTTCGCCGAGTCGAAGATGTCGTCGTCGGGGATGTACGCGAGCTGGAACGAGCCGGCCATGTCGGATCCGACGTAGGGCGGCGCGACCATGACGAGCTCGTTCTGTTCGAGCTTTGCCGTCACGCCAGTGTAGAGGCCGTGCGAGAACGGTCCTGGATCGCCGCTGGTCGACGTTCCCGAGACGGTAGTCGACGCGCCGGACGTCGAGCCCGTCACCACGTCGCCGGCGACGAGCTGCTCGTCACGCTCGCGCGGCGCGTATTCGAGAACGCCGCCGGAGACCGAGATCACGCGGCCAGCCTTACCGCCGGTCGCCGTGAACTTCTCCGTCGCCTGGAACGTGCCCGAGACTGTTCCGTGCGGGATCTCCATTCGCGAGTTGAGCCACGGGCCGCGGCCCTCGTTCGCGCCGCCGATGAAGTTGAACGGCGGGTTGTAGCGGCCGAACGTGCCCGAGCCGGCGTCCAGGTCGAATACGTCGTCGTAGCTCGAAAACTGGTAGCCACGGATGATGAACGGAAGCGCCACGCGCCAGATCTCGGTTGCCGTGAGCGCGCTGCCGCCGCTCGGTGGCGTGCCGATCTCGAGGATCGTGTCCTTCGGCGTGAAGTAGCTGTCAGGCACCGCGATCGGCGGCATCGTCAGTCTCCGATCTTCTTCGTTCCAGGGCCCGCGGCGGAGCTCTCGTTGCCCGCCGCGTCGATCGCCGTGACCGTCCAGGAGTGGAGGCCGTCCGCGAGATCCGCCGCGGCGGCGCCGGTGGACGCGGCGTCTACGGTGATGGTCGTGACCGTGCCGTCTGGCGCGGTGTGCGTCAGGCGGTAGCCCGCGAGGTCGGCCAGTGGAGAGCCGTCGGCGTTCGTCGTCGGAGCCTCCCATGTGATGGTAGCCGTGCGGTCGATCTCTCGCGGCGCGGCCGATCCCAGCTCTGGGATCTTCAGCTCGCAGCCGACGAGGTAGGAGATTCCGACGGCCGCGCCGATGGCGGCGAGCCACCAGAGGAGGGCGACGATGCGCTCGCGGCGCTTGGCCTTCGAGAGGTTGAAGTGCTTCATGTCGTCGCCGTCGTGCTGAGTGTCGCCGTCGTCTTCGGTTGCGCCGCCTCGATCTCCTTGAGCTTCATGCGGCGCGAGCACCACCAGCCGCTCACCGCCGCCCAGATGCCGAAACCGCTCACCTGGTAGGCGTAGAAGAGAAGGCCGGCCCAGATGCGCTCGTTCTCGCTCGCACCGCTCGGGAGCAACGGCGGCTCCCTGTCGAGCATGAAGAGCGCGATGGTCGTCACCAGGCACCAGATGATGAACTCCCGATCCCCGAGCTTGATGAAGCGGTTGTAGAGCGACACCGCTTGGTCTGCGCGATCAGCCATTGACGGCCTCCTTCTTCGTTCTCTTCCTCGCCGCGACGCCCGCTATGGCACTACCGGCCAGGCCTGCGAGCGCCGCGCCGCCGGGGACGCCGAAGAGCGTCAGGAGGGCGCCGCCCGCCTCCGACACCAGGCGCCCGCCGACGTCCCAGCCGTTGGCGCGCTCGTCGTCCGCCTGCGTCTCGAGCGCCACGCGCTCCTCCTTCAGCCGCTCGATCTGGAGCTGGAGATCCTGGACACGCCGGTTGAACTCCGCGGCCTCCGTCGCCGCTGCGGGGTTGGAGAACGCCGCAGTCTCGGCCTTGGCCCGCTCCTGCGTCGCACGCGAGAGCGCCTCCCTGGCATCCTGAAGCTCCCTGCGGTTGGCCTCCAGCGCGTCGTTCGTGCCGCTCGATACGCAGCCGGTGAGCGCGACGGCGACGAGGATGACGATTGCGATTCGCTTCATTGGTGGTTCTCGATTCTGGTCAAGGTCTTGTCGATCCGGCCGAGGATGTCGATGACCTTGTCCTGGTTGGCCTCGATCTGGTCGATGCGCTTGTCGTGCGACACGCGCCATTGCATGTATTCGCGATGGCCAGGCTGGCCGATGTGGCCGTCGAGCTTCATCAGCGTCTCCTTGTGAAACTCCTCGTTGCGCTCGAGACCGGCGAGCATGAAGCCGCCGATGACAGAGATCGTAGCGAGAAGCGCGGCCTGCAAAATGCCGATCCAGTTCTTTCGGAGTTCTGACATCGATCTCACTTTCCTGCGAGCGCGCGTTGCAGTTGGTCCTTGATCCACAGGATGTCCGCTCGGGTCGCCGCGTTGTTGTTCGCCTCCGCGATGACGCGCTCGAACAGCTTGTCGAGCCGCTCGTTCATCGCGTCGGCGTCGCGACGGTGCGTCGCCTCGATGCGGTCGTCGGTCTTCGACATCGAGCTTACGGCGTAGCCGCCGCCGGCTATGGTGAGAGTCAGGAGCCCAGAGAGAATCCAGTACTTCAGCTTGTCGATGCGCTCGGCGATCATCTCCTCCCCCTCTGCGTCGTGCTCGCGGTGTCCGTCGAAGAGATGCGCTGGCCGGTACAAGACCGACTGCCAGCACTCCGAATCGTCGAGGTCGTCGGCCGCGAAGTAGAAGGCTTCGAGACGCTCGACGAAGTAGCGGCTGGTATCGACCATCGATTGCACGTCATTGGAAATCCAACGGGTCTACTCCACAGGGATCGAAGTACTCACAGTCGAAGACGCGCGCGTAGTTCGTGCCGCACTCGTATGGACCCGGAGCTGGCGGCGCCGGACCGCCGGAGAAAAGCCAGTTGAGGATGTACGCCGCGTCCGACGTGTCGAGATAGCTGTCGTCGTTGGCGTTCGCCGCGTCGTAGCAGCGCGGCTCGGGACCGGTAGAGAACAGCCAGTTCGTCAGCGCCGAGGCGTCCGACACCGTGACGTCGCCCGATTCGTTGACGTCGCCGCGGATGATCGGATCGGGTGGCGCGGGGTCTTCAGCGAGTGCGAGCGGCGAGAGGACGAGGACGAGTGCGATGATCGTGTGCTTCACGTTTCACCTGATAGCGTAGTAGGTGTACGGCTCCGGCTCGTTGAGCCCCAGGAGCGATGTGATTTGCGAGACGTGGAATCCGTTGTCGCCGATCTCAGGCACGAGCGTGCGGTTCTGCGCCTGGAGAGTCATCGTCGTAGTCGTCGACACGCGCCCCCAGAAGCCCATGCCGAGGATGTCCACCGCGATGGACAGAATCTTGTCGGTCGATCCGCCGCAGATGATGAGGATGCGCGGTCGGAACTGGAGCGAGATGAGGCGGTCGGCCGTGTTGTCGCCCGTGTACTCGCCTTCGAGGATCTCCGCCGCCTTCGACACCGTGACGGTTGGGAAGCCGCCGCCGAGAGCGAGTGCGGCCAGGTCGGCGATCGCCACCTTGCGCGAGTTCGTCCCGTCGTGGTTGTGCCCGCTCGTGGTGTCGAACGTCGTGAGGTTCCGAATCTCGTCGCGCTTCAAGAAGTCGGTCGCGCCCGCCGCGGCGCCGCTCGACGTGCCGATGCGGCCGGTCGCGGTGCCGCCCGCCTTGGCGAGGAACGTCGCTTCCGTCCAGCTCTTGCGCGTCAACGAGTTCGCGCCCGCCGGATCCTGGTTGACCGTCGCGTCGCCCGTGAGCGCCGGCGCGGCCAGCGGAGCCTTCGTGTCGACCAAGTCCTTGCGCGCGGCGCTCGTGCCGCTGCCAGTCCCGAGGCCCTCGATGGCGTTGCCGCCCATGCTGAACGGCTGCGTCATCGACTGCGAAGCGACAGACTTCATCAACGCGCCGCCCCATGCGTCGGCCAGGACGGACTTCGCGATCCACGCGTCGTTCGCGCCGTTGCGCTGGAAGAGGATGCCGTTCGTCGTGTCGGCCCAGAACATGTACGGCCGACGGATCGGAGCCGGCGGTTCGCTCGCGCCGGAGAAGCACGTTTGCAGCGCCTCGTCCGAATCGTTGAGGTAGCCGCGCGAGTCGCCCAGCGTGTCGGTTCCGGCGAGGATGACGAGGTCTTGCGCCATGGCTCAGTACCCGATGGCCTCCCATTCGACGGTGCGGATGACGTCCGTCGCGCCGTTCAGCACCGAGAGGTCGAAGCCGTCGATGTCCTTGTTCTCGATCAGGATCGTGTCGCCTTCGATGGCGTCGATCACGGTCGCCGTGACGTTCGGTTCGGCGTGGAAGGTGCGGTTGTAGGCGACGGCGATGCTCCCGGTGTCGACCGTCGTTTCGCGTCCGGTGTCGAAGAGGTCCGGCACGTCGAAGAAGATGCAGAGCTTGGCGACGACGAGCTTGAAGTTCGGGTCGTCGATCTCGGTCAGGATCCGCACCTGCGCCCAGACGACGTTCGCCTCGAACTGCTGCGAGCGCTCCTGCCACGGCCCGAAGTCGCCGTCGTCGTCGGTCAGGACGGAGAACCGCATCTCGACGCGAAGGCGAGCCGTCGTGTCGTCCGCACCCGACCACGTCGTGACCGCCGCAAACTGGCTGTCCCACGTCTCGTTCGTCACCTCCGCAGCGTCCCACGTGTAGGACTTGTTCACCTGCTCGACGTCGATGGCGGTCGAGATGATGCAGCGGACGCTATCGCCGCTCGCCACCTGGAACTTCGCCGTCGTGTAGCTGCCCGTCGCGTCGTCGAAGACGAGCTCGTTCGAGACGACGGAACAATCGACCTTCGTTCCGCCGAACGTCGGATCTTCCTGGCGTGTGAAGATCACGTTCTCGTTGACGCGGCCGTCGATCACGATCGACACCGTGTCCGCCGTCTGCGAGTAGTTGCCTGCGAGGTTGACCGCCTTGATGAGGAACGATACGGAGGCCGCAGCGACGGACTTCGCGATCTTCTGGACCCGAAGCTCTGTCTCGCGGCCCCCAGTGCGTCCGACGAAGAGTGCCGATCCCCAGTTCGTCCCCTGGCGAATCTCGTAGTGCGAGATGTCGAAGGCGTCGTCGAGGTCGGCCGGCGCGTCCCAGGCGAAGACGAGGCCGTCGGGCGTGCGGTCGACGCGGAAGCCATCGACGTCCGGCGGCTGGCGTGTCGATCCCTGCGTGGTGATGAAGCCACGCGCGCCACTCGCCGGCTGCGCGCACGTGCCATGCGTCGAGCACGACGTGACCGAGATCTCGTAGGTGACTCCGGGCGACCGCACGTCGTCGCGGATGACGAAGCTGCCGATCCGCGCCTCGCCCGCGTACTCCCACATCTGCGGGTTCGTCGCGTCGTGCTCCCGCCAGTAGACGCGCGCCCACGCGCCGGCGACGCCGGGGAGGCTGAAGCTCACGAGGATGCGGTTCTCCAGCGAGCCGTCCGGCTGGTACGCCTGGTGCTCGGCGAAGCGCAGGTTCCCCACCTGCGGCGGGATCGCGCGCGGGTCGGGGAGCGCCGTCGGCGAGGCGTCTGGAAGCACTGTAAGGTCAGTGCCATACACCGCTGGCGAATGCTTCCTCATCGACACGCGGCGCCGCCACGGCCGCGAGCCACGCGAGATCGAAAGGATGCGGAAGAGGTCCGTCGACTGGCCGACCTCGCCGAAGCTGTAGTCCTGGCCGACGTAGGGTGTCTGCGTGAATCCCTGCGTGATGTTGAGTCGGCTGGCCTCGCCCACTGGATTCGACACCACGGCAACGTCGATCGTGTCGTCCGCATGAACGACCGTCAGCTCATACGTCTTTCCGCTCTCGATCGTCACGGTGCGGTCGAGAACGATGATGGCGCCGTCGGCGAGCACGGCGCGGATGCGTCCGGAGAATCCCCACTGCGGGACGTCGTGCGCGACCTTCACCACGTCGCCCGCACGCGCCCGGAGGTTTCGTACTCCAACCTCGCACTCGACCTCCTTTCGGTTCAACCGCGAGTTGAGCAGGTGATAGCCGACGAGCCGCTGCGCCTGCGCCATGCCGGTCGTGCCGGCGAGGTTGAGCGTCGTCTCGATGATGTTGTCGGGCGATGCGAGGTTCGGATCTTCGACCGGGAGCGAGTCCGCCTCGTACTCGTTGGCGGCGTTGAAGAACTCACCGACGAACATCGTCGGCTGGTCCTGCGTCGTCGGCTTCAGCACCTCGAACGAGCCCTTGCGGACGCGGCCCATCGTGATGAGCTGCGCCGGCGGGTCGTCGCGGTCGACGACGATCCCGAGCTTCGAGCCGCGCAGGACGAGGAACGCCCGACCCGTCGACGTGATCTGCCGGATGACCTCGATGGCCGACTGGCCGCCGTCGATGACAAGGTCAAGCTGACACCGCGGTTCCGTCCCACCCTGCGAGTCGATGTCGATGCTCTCGTCGCAGAATGCCGCCCAGTCGATGAAGTCCGCGATCTCGATGTCCGACTCCTCGATGAAGGCGCCGAGCGCGTCCTCCTTCTCGGTGAGAAAGTCGTAGAGGCACCACGCGGGATTCCGCGAGTGCGCGACGGTGAACGAGCCGGGAGCGGAAAAGACCTTGACGAGCCGTCCACGGACGAGCCCGTCGTAGAGCGGCACACGCCCCGAGAACTGGCTCGTCGGGAGATGCCGCACGGAGTAGAGCGCGATGCCGGGATAGGTGAGCTTCTCCGCCGTGATCTCGGTCAAGGCGAAGATCTCGGTGCGGCTAATCTTCGTCCCCGACTCGTCGGCGGTCACGCGCGTGATCCGCACGTCGTACTTGGCGCGCTGGAGACGCGGCGACTCGAAGTAGACGCGGACCGGGTTCTGCGTCTTGCGGCGCACGGCGGCCGCACCAATGCTCGTCCACACGCCGGCGCCGGTCAGGCTGTGCTCGATCGTGATCGAAACCTGGTGCGCCTGCGACGCGCCGCTGCGCGAGTCGATCTTGTAGAGCCCCTGCGGGAAGTCGATGACCACCTCGTAGGCGTCGATCTCGTCCTGCGTCGTGTACGTCACGGCGCCGCCGGCGACGGTCAGGTCGTCGCCCTTGAGGATCTGGACCGGGATGTCGTCGAAGCCTGCGATCGGCGCCTGTTCGGCCAGGCCGAGCCGTGAAGAGAAGACCGCGCTGTCGAAGTTGAGGACGCTGTTGCGGTCGACGCGGATGTCGGTGATCGAGTGGATGCCGTAGCGGCCGCCGGAGCAAACGGCGATGAGCGTGTGGAGCACGCCCGTGGCCGTCTCGGCGTCGATGAACTCCGACACCGCGGGATCGCGCTGCGCGCTCGAGATGACATGGCCGCCCACGCGGTGCGTGCCGTACACGATGGGGATGCGCGTGCCCGGCCGCACGGTGTTGACGATGCCGTCGAAGCCGTAGACCGGCGAGTCGGAGAACCGAGGCCGCTCGGGTGGCGTCGGCGCGGTCGCACGTGCCACGCCGTAGGAGACGCCGGAGATGACGGCGGAGATGAGAAGGCTTACGAGGATCGTGCCGACGTCGGCCGGGATGGAGCAGATCTCGACGCGGTCCTGCGGGTAGACCGCGCGCGCGGCGTCCGTCACCTCCTCGTCGTTGACGACGACGACGACATCGGCCGGGTCGAGATGCGTGGCTTCGAGGATGTCGCCCACCGTCTCGCCGTAGCCGCCAAGGCGATGCGAGGCCGAGCCGGCGTCGAAGATGTCGTCAACGACGAGGATGCCCGGCGAGAGCGGCGCGAGCCGCCCACCCTGCGCGCGCAGCCGATACCGCGCCGCGCCGTGCCGGCTGAGGATCTCGCGCGTCCGGTAGACGGCGACGCCGACGCCGCGCTCGGCCGTGATGCACCACGTCGGATCGGCCAGGACGGTATAGAGCCCGCGCTCACGATGCGTCCGCAGGTGGATGACGTCGCGCTCGAAGAGCACGCCGTAGGCGCGATCCCACAGGACGCGGAACTGACGCAGCGCCGCCGCGCCGCAGCCAGGCCGCGGATCGGGCAGCGATCGACCGGCCGCGGCGTAGACGTGGAGCAGGACGCCGAGGCAGTCCATGCCCGCACGGCTGCGGCCGTGGCGCAGGTACGGCACGCCGACGAGGTCGACGTGCTCGATGTCAGCGGCGAGGGATTCCTGGAGTCGCACCAAAATGCCTCGTGTTGCCGTGGAGCCGACAGCCGTTAGGGCCGTCGAGCGTGAAGTCGCAGTCCGGCAGGCCGCCGGCCTTGAACCGGAAGTAGTCGTAGACGGCCGTCACGTCCGCGCTCTCGCCGGTGTTGACGGAGAGCACAAGGCCGACGCGGACGTCGCTGTCGAGCGCGAGCGTGTCCGTGCGGTAGAGCTGCCAGTCCGCATCCTCCTCGTCGGAGTAGTAGAGCGAGAACGTGTCGCCCGCGCGCGCCATGCGGATGTACGGGTGGGTCGTGAAGTCGTGCGTCGCCTGGACGTCTCCGGACGAGTCGTTGTTGCACAGGCGACGCCGGCGCTCGATCAAGCTGGAGAAGCGCGAGTAGCCGAAGATGATCCAGCTATCCTGCTGCGCGCTGTCGTTCCCCTGACAGAGGAGGCCGGTCACGACGCCGTTCCGCGTGTCCGGCACCGCGAGCTTGGTGTAGATGTCGAAGTCGCCGTCGACGACCTTGACCATCGCCGGCCCGAGCCGATCGGCGTTCGCCCACTGACGGTTCGTCGTGTTGGTGATGCCGATCCAACAGGCGTCGAGCTGATCGTCATGGACGTTCATCCCGCGGTTCGCCTTCGTCGAGTTCAAGACGCTCCACCCGTGCTCGCGCGCGCGCAGCGTGTCGGCCGTCGCGCCGAGGACGAGGTCCTGCGCGCTGGCCGCCGAGAACTCGTCCGACGGATAGCCGCAGCGGTTGCCGACGATGAACCGGTTCGAGTAGTCGTGCTGGCAGCGCGTGCGCTGGAACCGACGCCACGGCACACGACGCCGCGTGAAGTCCGGATGGCCGAGCGAGAACGACGCGGCCTTGCGATTGTACGCCTGCTGTTGGATCTTGAACGACATCTCGATGCGATCGTTCGGGTCGACCGAAGAGAGGAGATCGAGCGGCGTCGCGATGTACGTCACCGGCCGGCCTTCGAGGTCCTCGCGTTCGATGTAGCCGCCGGCGATGCCGTTGACGTTCGAGATCGCCAGGCGACACGACGGCAGGTCGCCCTCGATGCCTTCGCGGATCTCCTCGCGCTCGATCTGGATGGCGGTGTACGTCTCGCCGTCGTACTCGACGGAGCCGGTCCCGTGCGGGTCGCCCGCAACATAGCGGAGCGTCGTCACGTCGTCGACCGCGATCGAGTAGAGCTCGACGATCGGCACGCCGTCCGGGTCGTCCTTCCAGTCGGTGAGCGTCACGAGTACACCTCCTCGAGGCGCAGGAGCGCGCGATAGTGCGGCCCGACGTCGCGCTCGTACTCGAAGCCCTGGAGCGCGAACTTGCAGGCGATGCGCTCAGTCGCGGTGTTCGTCGTCGACGGCGCGGCCGTGCCGGTAAGTAGCGCCGCATCCGGCTGCGTCCAGTCGCGGTCGTTGTCGGTCAGCGTCACCTGCGCGACCTCCGATCCGGCGGCCCCCTGCGTCGCGTAGATGCGCGCCTGCGACACCGCTGGCGGGTAGGCGGGGAGCGTCACGACAGCCAGCTCGTCCTCGGGGATCAGCAGCTCGGCCACCGGCGACAGGCGGGTCTCGCCCGCCGCGGTCAGCCAGGAGAAGCCGACGCGGACCGTCCGCTCCGCCTGGTTGCCACCGGCGACGGCCACGAGGTCCGGCGCGAGCAACGGCGTTGGCACCGGCTCCGGGAGGTCCAGGAGGAACGGCCGCGCGGCGCCGCGATGATGGTCGTGCCAGCCCTTGAGGTACTCGATGCCGGCGTGGCTGAGGACGCGATAAGGAAGGTTCAGCACGCGCAGCGAGCGCTCGGCCACGGCGATCGCGGTCTTCGATCCGAGCTCGCTCTCGTCTTCCTCGACCTGCTCGACCGGCCGGATGGAGTAGCCGACCTGGAGGCGGATGTCGTTGGCTGCGGGGTCGAAGAGTATCATGCGACCATCGACTCCCTGAATGCGCGGTCCTCACGCATGGCGCGCAAGACCGCCGCCTTGACGCGCTGTTCGAGCTGCGGGTCGGCGCGCGAGCCGTCGGAGAGAACGACCGTCGTGTTGTAGTTGCGGACGGAGCCGCCGCCTGCGGTCGGCCGCTGGCCGAGGAGCATGACGGGGATCCGCCGGTTGTCCGGCAGCGGCACCACCGCCTCGGCGTGCCCGGCCTCGCCGATGAGCGCCCGGCCACCGGACGCGAGGTCGAAGACGCCGCGGCGCGTGACCACGCCGCCACGCTGGAGCCCGGCCACGACGGGATCGCCGAAGACGCCGCCGGCGCCGTTGATCCGATAGGTGTAGCTGCTCTGCGTGCCACCAATGAAGCCGCCGCCGCCGCCGCTCGTCTGCCGACCACCGCCGCCGGCGAACGATCCGAAGAGGCCCTGCACCGCCTTCAGGATGAGCGTCTGCACGATGATCCGCTGGATGTCCTGGAGGATGCCGACGGTCGCGCGCCGCGAGAACTCGCGCGAGTCGATGAGGCCCTGCTGGTAGTCGAGGATGGCGTCGGTCAGGCCGCCGGCGATCGCCTGCTGCACGTCGAGCACCGCCGACTTCGTCGCCAGGCCCCACTCGCGCGCCGCCTGCGCGCTCTCGTCGAACGCCGAGCGCAGGCCGGCCAGCGGGTTCTCGCGCTCCTCCTGCTCCGCCAGCTCGCGCCGGACGTCGCGAATGCGCTCGTAGGCTTCCGCCTGCGCGTCGAGCTCGCGCGTGCGGATGTCCATCGCCTGATCGGAGAACTTCGATTGGAAGGTCGAACGCGTGTAGTCCAGGAGCTCGATCGCCTCCGGCTGGAACACCGGCCGCCGGTCGCCGATCAGGCCGCGCGCCGTCGGATCGAGCGGGAGCGGCGTCGTGAACGGCCCGCCGCGGAAGACGTCGTTCGGGTCGCCGGCGGCCGCGGGCGTCGTCGCGCCGCCGCCGCCGCCGAGGAAGTTGCGTAGTCCATAGATCGCCGGGTTGTACTGGAGCATCAGCCCGGCCGGGCTGTTCTTGAGCGCCTGCCAGATGGCATCGATCGCGAGCGTGCGGAACGACTGCAACGACACGGCGCCGATGCCGTGCTCGCGGATGTCAATAAGGAGCTGCGTCACCTGCTGGATCCGCTCCTGGAGCTCGGGCCCGAAGGCGTCGAGCGCCGCGATCTTGAGGCCGCGCCACGCCGTCTCCAGGTCGGTGATCGAGTCGGCCAGCCGCTCGTAGGACTTCGCCTGCTCGTCGGTGAACGCCGCACCCAGCTCACGCGCCCGCGCGCGCAGCGCTTCGAGGTCGCCACCCTCGGCGAAGAATTGCGCGAGGCCGCCGCCACCACGGCCGAAGATCCCACGCACGGCGAAGATCCGCTTCTCCTGGTCGGCCATGGTGTTGAGCCGCTGCGAGATCCGCGGTAGCAGTTGCTCAAGCGACTGGCCCTCTTGCACCGCTTGCTTGATGTCCTCGCCAAGAACGGCCAGCGCGTCCTTCGCCTCGCCGGATCCGGTAGCCCGGAACTGCCCGAGGTTCTTCTGCGCCGTTTCGAGTGACTTCGCGAACGTCGCGAAATCGACGCCGGCGCGGTCGGCGGCGAATCCCACCTCGGACAGGAACTCGGCCGAGAGGCGCAACCGCGTCGAGAGCTTGCCGTACTGGTCGCCGAGGTCGGCCAGCTCCTTCACCTGTCGGACGAGACCGCGCGCGGCCGCGAGCGTAAGGTAGCCCTTGAGGAAGTTCCCGGCATCCTGGAGCGACTTGCTCAGGCCCGACGCCTGCTTGTTCAGTGCGCCCATGCTGCGGGCCCCGCGCGTGCCGAGCTGATCGAGCTTCTGCCCGATGTTCTTGAACTCGGCCGTCAGGAAGTCACGCGCCCGGGCGTTGATGATGAGATCTGGCGTCATCGTTCTTCGTTCGCTCGATCACACCCATCGCGTTGTCGAGCAGTCGCATCGCATCGACGTATGCCGCCGGCTGGTCGTAGAGGCCACCCGCACGCGCGAGCGTCGCCGGCCATCCGGAGTGCGCGACCACCGCCTCGATCGACGCGCCGTCGTACAGGCGATTCGGGCACTCGTCGATCTCCACTCGATCCGTCCCGTGACAGTCGCCGCACGACGGGTCGTAGCCACGACAGGCGACGCAGGGGATCGCAAGCTGGCAAACTCCGGTCGGTCCATCGCATCCCCACTCGATCCGCTTGTCCTTGAAGTCCAGTTGCCGGCACGCCCGACAGTCCTGCTCGAGCGGCCGCGCGTCGAAGTAGTGCGATCGCGTGCACGACGCGAGCGCGATCAGGAGTTTTTTTTCGCGTCCTTCCCGAGCGTCGAGCGCTCCCACGCCTCTTCGGCCAGCTCGGTGATCCACGGGTCGATGCGCGCGAGCGACGCTTCGGCGATCCGACCGTTCGGCTTCTCGAATCCGATGGGGAGCCCCTTGTCGTCGTGGAAGTTCTCCCAGCCGAGGAGCGCGCGATGCAGGATCTCGATGTCGGCCATGCGTGGCGATCGCGTGTGGCTCATCATTCCGTTCGCCGGGTTGTAGCTCGAACTCGCGCTGCGAAGGTTCTCGATCTCCAACCGCTCGCCGAACGTCAGCGGCCGCATCAGAAACTTCGTCTGCTCGTGCTCCGGCGACTCGCGGTCGTCCTCGACCACGTAACGGAACTCGCCACCCGCAAGATCGATCGCTCGCACCATTCGCCATTCCTCCTAGGGTCTATCAACGGAAGTAGAGCTTGAAGTCCTCGTCGGTCGCGGCCGCGCGCCGGATGGCAAGCGTCAGCTCGGCCGTCCGCAGGTTCGCGCGATTGCCCGCGCCGAGCGCGGTGATCTGGAGATTCTTCGCCGTGAGCTCAATGATCTGGCCGGCCGCTCCGCTCGACGTGAAGGCGAAGGCGATGACGTCGCCCGCCTCGTGCTTGCCGAAGATGTCGAGGTCGCCGGGTTTCAAGTGCCGCGGGTCGATCGTGATCGTCGGGTTGCGGCCGAGGATGCGCGCGTAGTCGTAGCCGCTCGCTCCGCCGCCCGTGCTCGGGTCGGGGTCGAGCACCACGTCGTTTCCGAGATCGAGCGTGAACGCGCTCGGAACGACCGTCACGCCGCCCACCTGGATGGTGGCGTTCAGGAACTTCGGCGTCGCCGCCGGCGTCGCCGTCTCGTAGGTCACGCCGGTGAAGAACGAGCCGGCGCCGGTGAAGTTCTTGCAGCCCGAGTATTCGGCGACGAAGCGTAGCGCCGCGAGCGCCGTCGCCTCGATGCGCGCCGTCCCCATCGCGCCCTTGATCCTATAGATGAAGTCCTGCGCGGACGTGCCGTTCACGTTCTTCTCGATGCTCTGCATCGTGAACGTCTCGTGGCCGGTCGACCGCGGCGTGTACCTGACGCCGAAGGCCGAGGACGAGCCGCTGCACGTCGCGGCGTCGCTGTCGCTGGCGGTCACGACATCGGAATCGGTGAGGTCGCCACCCGACACCTGGATGTAGCGGAGAAGAGTCCCGGTCGTGTCGACGTCGACCTTCACGGTCTTCGCGCCAGTCGTAATGATATCGCCGGCGACGAATCCCCCGGCGCCGCCGGCGACCGAGCCAATCGCGATCTGACGAACGACCTCTTCCTTGAGGCCGCACGCCCGCAGGTGGCGGCCGAGCGCCGGCGCGGTGCCGACGACGCCAGAGCCCTTCATCACGAGGCCGACCGACGGGAAGCCGCCGCGCAGGCCCGCGACGTAGTCCTGGCTCTTCGCCAGGTCGTCCGAAACCTCGTCGAACTCGTTGCGGCCGTAGTCCGGCTGGAACGAGAGGTCGGTCGCCGGCCGAAGCTGCACGTCGGCCACGGCCAGCGTTTCGACCACGCCGGGCGACGCCTCGGCCTTCAAGGCAAACTGCTGCTGGAGCGTCGAAAAGTGATCGGCCATTGTCTACACGCCGAGCGACGGATCGCCCATGGCGTCCTCGTAGTTCAGGGTGATGCGCGCCAAGACGCCGTCCTCGCGCGCCTGTTCGTCCGGCCGAAGCCACTCGATCGCCACCTCGACACCGAAGACCGGCGCGCCGATCCAGTCGAGCGACGGCTCGTCCGTCGTGGCATTCCGCGACAGCGCACGCTTGATGTCCGCCACCGCCTTTCCGAGATCGGCCGACGTCACCTCGTCCGGCGACTCGGCGTCGAGCGCGGCGAGAACGAAGTGACACACGACCTCGATCGTCGTCGTCCACAGGCCGACCGACGGACCGGCAACCGACCGATGCACGCCGTCGAAAACGGCGATGCCCGGCGTCTCGCCGATCTCCGTGTACTCGTGCGCCTCGCCCGTCCAGCGGTGCCGGTAGCGCACGACGCGGCCCTCGAGGTCGTACCAGTAGTCCGGCGCGCCGGCGATCTTCGCCAACCGCGCGACCACCTCGCCGACGATGAGCTCGTGGAGGCTGGGGTCAGGCACCGGGCCCCCCTTGGTTGAGCGACGCAACCTCGTTGGAT